GTTTTTGTTTATTATTTTGAGAACTATTTTTGTGGCGCTCAAGTAAGATTTATAAAAGAAAGAGTTACAGAGGATGGTGATGAATGGAAAATCACTACACTTCCTGGGACTCGGTTGGGATTATTGTTTGGACTATGGAATCAAGGTAAATTTTTTGCAAATATAAAGGCGGTAGTAGTTTGTGAAGGATACTTCAACGCGCTCGCGCTTCAACAAGCGTTTAATATTAAGTATGGCGGTATTTCTAATAATCCCTGGAAGTTCATTTGCACTTCTGGCTCTGGCGTCTCCGACCATCAGGCGGAAACTCTCAAAGTTCTTAAAGAACAAGGATACAAAGTCATCGGAGCCTTCGACCTTGACGAAGCAGGAATAGCTGGCATCAAGAAAATGACAGATAACGAATGTTTGACTCATTATGCTTTTACTGGTGAAACTAGTATCGATTGGAACGATATTTTAAAAAGAGAAGGACATGGAGCTCTTGCTAATTTATTTATTAAAAATATTGAAAAGTATGAAAAATAACTTAACAAAACAACAAAAACTTCTTATTAGAAGGAATAAATATCAGGCCTCTATAAAGAAGTGTATTATCTGTTGTATAGATTTTACAGTTAAAGCAAATGCTAAAAATGCTAAAATTTGCTTCTCCAGTAAGTGTAAAAAAGAAAGAGCAAAACTTAAAAAAGAGAAATTAAAGAAATTAACATATAAAAATTGTGCAATATGCAGCGTTACTTTTATAGCTATAGGTAATACAACCACTTGCTCATCCAACTGTTCAAATATTAAGGTTTTAAATAGAGTTAATAATCGCTACAATACAGATATTAACTTCAAACTAGCAGATATCTTAAGAAGTAGATTAGGACATGCCATTAAAAATGATCAAAAAATAGGTTCAGCTGTTAATGATCTTGGCTGCTCTATCCCTAAACTAAAAATTTACCTAGAATCCTTATTTCAGTTAGGGATGTCATGGGATAATTACGGCTTTAGAGGTTGGCATATTGATCATATAGAGCCATTATCAAAATTTAATTTATTAAATCGAGATGAATTGCTTATAGCTTGTCATTATACAAATCTTCAACCACTATGGTGGCAAGATAATATTAAGAAAAGTAATAAATAGATGTCAATTAAATCAAAACTCTTAGAAGAGATAGAGGCTAAAGCACAAAAGATTCGTGAGAAACGAATTGAAGCCGCATCTAATAAGACCATAGAAGTTGCCGTATTTGAGTTCTTTAAAAATATAGAAGAATCTAGAAAAATTCACAATAACGAGCACTATGATTCTGTGTTGTTTACAAAGGCCAGGTCGTCTCTGCAAGAGAGGCTAAGAGGATTTGATAGTAGAGTTAAATTTGCTGTGGAATATAATCCAACTGTTGTCTTTGACGAGAATACTGTTCGTGGTGTCACTGTCTGGTGGTCACAAGCATATATCAAGAAGCACAACGTAGATCCTTCTCTATATATAGATGTCAGTCAAATGTTATTTATTTAAATCGTAGGTTCTATTATGCTCTTCGATTAGAGCGTCAGCTATTGTTAAAGCATAGTTTGCTCTTTCATTAGGATTCATACTTAAGGTATTAGGAATATGTCCTATAACTTGGGCAGCAATCATTAGACGAATTGGTGCCCCTTTAGATTTACGCTTAACCATTCCGTCATTATAGGATTCCATGACAATATTTGGCTCTACGGGATCATTCTTATGTACTTTCATAATTTACTCTGAGACAACTTTCTGTAAATATTGCATTGAAAGAGCATCAACTTTAAGATTAGCTATTGCTGATAATTTAATATCTGGTACTTCAACTTCTTGATTCAATAACTCTTCTACTTCTTTGATGGCGGAAACCTTATCTGCATCACTCTTAAATTCAATTTGACCCTTATCATCAGATTCAAAAGATCCATCCTCTTTTAAATTAGCAAACTTTTTAAGTGAGACATTTCTAGCTTTATCATATTCTAAAATATGTTCATTAATCTTATTTTGAAGTTTAACAAGGCTCCATGATTGAAGAGCAGAAAGTTCCTGTTTACACACATCACTTAAAGCTAGTAAAAAACTATTATCAATTAACTCTCTTAGTTTTACTTTGGCCATAACATATCACCTCTAAATTTAACACTATTAGAAGCAATTATACTTAATAAGCATAAAACTAAGCAAAGCTCAGTAATTATTTCCTAAAATATTATATTTATCTTTGTATGTTTAAACTTCAGTTGGCTCTGTTGGCCACACAAATGTACTTACATTTAAAGCATCAACTAATGACATATCTGCTTTAAAGACTTCAGTTACATCTAATAGTGCTAAACGATAATTCTTTAACTCAGTTTTTTCACCAGCTGTCCAAGAATTTAAGAAAGCAATATTCACTAATTGATCACATCTAGTAAGTTTTTCAGAACGTGAACTTCGTAATTGATCTAATTTTGCTTCACGTTCACTTAGGGTGCGGGCATCTTGTAGATATTGATCTAAAATAGGTTGAAGATTTTGATCTAACCCTGCAACATCTAGAGCGATCTCAGCAGGTACTTCAATTCTTTGATATTGGAGACTTGAATAAGGATTGCAGATCATTTGAGCAGATTCTGCTTGAATCCTTGCTGCAATTTGCTCTAAATTATTATCATAGATAAGAAAGTTTTTCATTATTCATAACTCCTAGATAATGTCAATCCTGAAAATGCGTCATAAGCTTTAATGTCTTCAATAGTTGTTAGAGCATCTACGGCAGTTTGTGCATCTTCAGGAAGGTCTAGAAGTGCTGTGCGATCAGTAAGGAGTGCTACTGTACTTGAACTATCCTTTAGAGCTATAAGATAGACCTTATCATGAACGACCATCATTTCGTCTCTTTGTGAGCGAACTTCATCCATCTTATTCTTACGAGCAAGAATAAGCTCTTCTGTATCTACTTCTTCAGATGGAACTTCTGTGTATCCATCAGGAATAAACCCATTAGGAGAAACGAGAACCATTACATTATCTTCTGAATCTTTAATTAATTTTCTCATTATTCACTCTCCTCATCAGCAAGTTCACCAAAGAAAGCACACATAAAATCAATGTTTACGACACCTCCAGTGGTTGTGAAGGTACTATTCATTCTAACAGAGTTTGGTCTAACATTTAAGGCAGCCATTGCATAGAAATTTGTTGCTGCTGTGCGACCTGGACTAGACATAGCTACATAATTACTACTCTTAAATGGCTTCTCAAAAAATATATCATAATTTCCAGTACTTGCGTTAAGAACTGCAGATATATTATATGAAGAATATATAGTGTTGGCAACTCCATCAAACCATAACCAAGCCTTAGCCTTGCTCAAATCAACATTTCCAACATCTGTTTGTTTTGGAAATGAGACAGCAGGTTTAAGAGCTAGGGAACCACGTTTTGTGTTTGGATAGTGTATTGGTGTGATAATATCGAATGCTTGATTGGCAAAGTTACCGACCCCTACAGATCGAGTTACAGTTACTGTATGGAAACCTAAATTTAGACCAGATATATAAATCCCATTAGCAGCCGTAGATGTAACATTAGTTACCAAGGTTCCTGTAGAGGCCGTCCATGAGGTTACTCCTGTTCCATAAAAACTAGAGTTAGTGGAAACGGCTCCAGTCCATCCTGCTCCAATTGTTGGTGTAGCATTGCTTGTGGAGAAATTTGTCGCTCCATCAATACTTACTTGCCAAGTTGCTGTGGTGCCTGGATTCACAAAGCGCCATTCTAATCCAGTTCCATAAAACACATATTTAAAGGAATCTGTCGCTACGGAAGACTGAATGTGAGTACCATCTATACCATCTAATACACTCAGTGAAGCGGCCCAAGTTCCTATATATGTAAATTCTCTATTAGAAATTTTTCTTAAAACACCAGAGGCAATTTTATCTATTCCAGCAGTACCATTTGCATAATTCCCCATCAAATAATATTCGCCAATCTCTACTGCATCTGTTGGAATAGATGGTTTTTTAGGACCGTAAATAATGTAATCTTCCGTAAATATTGTATCTGCTGTAGTTTGAGAGAATCGAACAGTGTGAGTTCCATAAGGAAGACCAGAAACAATTTTTACAATTTTATTACCATCAGTTCCAGTAGTTGAAATAGTTCCAATAGAAGTACCATCTACAAGAAATGTAGTGACCCTAGATACACCATCATTAGCTGAAACAAAAATATCTAACCCAGTCCCTACAAAAGTTAGAGAAAGAAACCCAGCCGTAGTAGCCCTAACTGATTGACTTGTTACTCCTGTAGTAATAGCATTAGAACCAACTAAAGTAGTTGTTCCATTATCTAGGGTGAAGGCTCTATTAGAAGCAGTGGTTAACGTACTAAAATCATCAGCTCTATTAGCTCCAAACTCTCTGAAGTTAATTCTACGAATTACTTCTTCATTGATATGGTCTGCTGAAGTTAAATTAGCCTGTGCTCCATTAGTCTGCTGAATAACTTTACCAATGCGACCATCTTTTAAGTAAGTAACTACTCGTCCACCACGACCATTAAGAACTGGAGAGCCATCAAAGCCTGAATTATAAGCGGTAGTTGTAGCTGTTCCAATGACTTCTTTTCTACCAGCACTTACAATTTCACCTTTAGGAATGTTGATTGAGGTTGATTCATTTAGGATTTCAAATCCATAAGTGTTTAAATAGAAGTTGAATCCAGCAAGACGAATTTTTACTGTATGAGTTCCTAAAGCTAGTCCTGAAGTTGCGCTTAAAATTTGATTAGGAGTATAATTTCTAGAATTTAATACTGAACTACCTACAGGGTAAATATTAGCGCCTTCGGCTCCTCCATCAACAGATACTCTATAGTCAGTAACTATAGTTCCACCTATAAGAGTCATTAAATTAAGTCCAGTGCCGTAAAAAGTTATTTCTATAAAATCATTTACAGTTTGAGTAATAGGTCTTGTTGAGCCTATTGAATCAGAAAAATTACTCCAACTGCCTACAAACCTAACTCTATCATCTCCATTATCTAGTTTCCAAACTTGTTCTCCAGCAGCGCCTTTTTCATTTACAGCAAGTTTAATAGACTTAGTGTGAAGTCTCTCAATGCCCATTGCTGGACGAAGAGTTTTAGAAGGGTCTCTCATCTGTCTGGTGTTTCCAGATAAATCAGTAATAGTAGTAGATGGAACAGCGATCATTGGAGCTGATAGGTATGCGTCTTGAGTGTCAGACTGTATCTGACCCAGAGTCGTTAAGTTTTGTTTAGTTTGATTAGCCATAATTTATCCTATCGTCTCCATATTAAAATCTCGCATCTGCTGTGAAGTGAAATCTGATTGCTGCTCTTACGTTAACTGTTGACGTTCCTATAGTAGCTGCGTTTCTTCCTATTGCTTCGTATGTGGCTGCTCGATCAGTTCCACCGTCATTTATCTGATTAATTGTAGCTGTCAAATTACTATAAGCTACAATAGTGGGAATAGCTCGTTTAGATTGTCTAAAATAAGCTGTAAAATAAGATGGGTTATTGTTTGCACCAGCTCCGTGACTATATCCTACCATTCCAATATTTGTAACTGTTCCTGGAGTTACATCAGTGTCATAACTTTTTTCAAAATATCTCTGAGTCATTGATACTTCATCTTGAAAGTTTCTTCCAGCTCTATTTAAGCTATATCCACTAGCTGTTAAAGCAGTCCAATCTCCAGGCAAAACCATAACTCCAGCAATGCTAAAATCATGAGTGGTTCCAGTTAACCAAGTAGTGTCTTCTCCTATACCACTAGAAAAGTTACCAGCTACCCAAGAACCTAGAGTAGAAGTTTGAAAAGTAGAACCTGTTACGATATCCCAACCAATAATTATTCCTGCTCCATTAGTTCTGTCTAAAGTTCCAGGACAAGAAGATAGAGGAGCTACTCTTAGAACCTTAAGCTCCCAAGTGTTTGCTGCTGCTATATTATATTGCTGAACGTAAGAGTGAGTTGAAGTTGCGTTTCTAATAGACATACTGCGATTAGAAGCTACGCTAGACTTTACCCAAAAAATAACTGAAAATTCTTTATTGATTAGACTTTGTATATCGTAACCCTCTACATGATAGTGCATGATTTGTCTAGTGCCAAAAGCTAAGGCTCCAGCGGCTGTTTTAGATACTTGATTAGAAAAGGGAATATTTGTTCCAGCTGGAACAGAAGCTTGTCTAGAGTTCGTAATAGTCACGCCCGAAGAGATGTTGTTATATTGAAATAAAACAGAGCCATAAGCCGAAGTATTGTTGGCAATAGAACGAGAGGTGCTTTCAGGCCATATTTCGTGTCCACTATCAATAACGATGTTTGGTTCTAGCCGATTCAGCCTAGGACTTAAATTTTGCTTAGCCATTGATATTCTCCAAATATTTAAAGGTATATCCCTTTATAGTCTTATAATTCTTTTTGCCCTTTAAATGTTTCATTAAATTAGATCTATCTAAATTCATTTCTTTAGCGGCTTCTCTGGTTGTTCTAAAAACCTTATTAGTCTCATTACAAATTAAAGATTTAATCTTAAATTCTTGATGTTTAGAAATTCTTTCCTTTTCTTCTTGAGATAATTTAATGCCTTTTCTATGAGCTGAATTTCCTTTATGAGGCACTCTGAGAGATTTTTTATGCTCTTCTGTAAGTTTTTTACCAGTTAACGCTTTTCTTATTTTATCAGAAGTTTCTTTAGAGACGACTCTTCCTGGATTGCCTTCGCCTCCTGTCGTTAGATTTGTCAGTTTAGCGCCTTCAGATTTATATTTAGCAATAAATTCAATTTCCTTCTTAGCCAATTCTTCTTTGGAGCATTCTGTCAATACAGTAATAATTGGAGTTCCACCTTTGTCCATAACTGAATTAATCCAGTTATACAGATAGGTTTTTTTAGCCCTGCTTCCAAGCTTGAGGTGTTGTCTAGGTCTATATATACCACAGCTACTCATACCTATATATCTAAGCTCGTCGGTAAATGGGTCAATAAGACCGTAAATCAAGCATCGACCTTGTTGTCCTCTTGGTTTTCTAGGCGTAAGGTTTTGTTTCATATTATGCACCTATCCTAGAGACCATAAAATAATTTGCTGTTGCTGATCCGCTGGCTGTTACTGCTGATTGAGATGATATAGCAATAGTGTCTCCTGCATTAAAAATCCACTCCACAGTTCCTCCAGATATCTGACTACTAGACCCAGCTCCAGAAGCAGGAAAATCTACAACCCTAACTCCATTTTTTAAAACAGTAAAGATAGCATTAGTAGCTACTCCAATAGCTGCTGAGATTAAATATGTTCCATCAGTCGGGCAAGTAAAATTTCCAGTTATAGTGCTATAAGCACTGTTTGTATCTTTTATTACATTTGTAAATTTATAAGTTGTTGATGGAGTAGATGCTGTATTTGAGGCTGTATTAGCAATCATAATTATAGGAGATTCTAAAGCAGCAATTCTGGCAATAAGAGAGTCTATAGATTCATTAGTTAAATTTTGTTGTCGTCTTGATTTTGCCATATTATAATCCTAATGCCTGTCTGACTGTTTGAGTAGCAGCCCAGCCTACTATTGGAACTTTAAAGGTTCCAGTATAGTGTACGTTTGCATTAAGTAATGCATACCAACCATTACTTACTGCACCAGAGTTATTGGCATCAAACCCCCATAAACGAAGATGTGTGGAATCGTAAACACTTACCGCCATTGCGCCGTTACTACCAGCAGCACCTACATCACCACTACCAACACTATTATCGTTGTCGAAAGAGCTTACACCTTCTTGAACAGCATAGGGTTTAATTTTTGTAACATCAATAGTTTCTGGAACTAAAATTAGTAAATCACCAGCGGTGTGAGTTCCTGCAGCGCCATGTCGGTACGCAATTCTACCTTCTAAATCAGGGCCGTTACGTCTTACCCACAATTCATCAGTTACTACTGTACCCTTAGTTACAGAGCCGCTAGTTGTGGTAAATGTTATAGGTCCTACGTTCGTCCAATTAGTCTGAATTGGGATTTCTAAATCTAAAATTCTCTCAAGGAGTAATACTCTATCACCAAAACTTTTCAAATCAACATTATTTGGAGTTCCTTGAAAATTAGTTTCAGGAACATCAGCTAAAGCAGCAACAGTTGGTACAATCGCATCAACTTGACCTTGCAAAGCTTCCATAACGGCCATTTGAGAGCCATTTGGTCTTTCAACCAATGCTCCAACAGGAATGGCCATAACTGCTCGATCGTTAATCAAGTCAGGAGCATTAAATCTAATAAGAGTACCTAGTCCAGCACCTGCGTGAACTTCGTAATAGTCACCTGTTACTCCTGGGCCTGGAGCATTATTGCCTGTATTTCTGTTCATTAATTGGCCATCAAGGTAAATAGCAAATACACCAAGCTGAGCAAGGGCTGAAAACTTACCTACTTCAAAAGGTATACCTATATTAAAGTCTGATTGAGTAGCAGCTAAAGTTCCAGAAACTGGTTGACTAGAAGCATCTACTAGATTAACTGAAGTCCGAGCATTATGGTCAATAATGATTTCAAATACTTCACCTTCTTCGGCATCAAATAGAAGCTTAATCGTAGATGCGCCGTTAGCTATCCACGCTAAATTCTTCATGAGTAATCCACGAAGAGAAGAGGACAAGCGAACATTATCTTGATAAAGCTGAATGTTAGTAGAAGTCAACTCAGAAGGGTTCGGAGCAGAATAGTTAACCGCTGTACTAGGAGTAGTGAGTGAGCCTAATTGAATAAGAGTATCACCTTCAGAAGCTTCGTGAAGAGCACGAGTTACTTTAAAACCAGTGTTAGTCAGAAGCGACTCAGCTACTGGAAGCTTTCTTATTGATTTTGTACCTTTGCCTGTTACGCTCATATTATCTATCCTCTATCGGAGTATTAGATGACCCTAAAATCGGTACTAATGCATCAACACCATATCCCATTTGTGCAGCACCTGTAATGGCTCCAAAACCTGCACTAATTGTACCTAAGCTTGCATTATTAACAACTGTATCAGAACCAGACAATAATACATTAGCTGAATCATAAACAGTTACTCCACCTGTAAATGCTGCACCAGTTGTTGATGCATTATAACTTCCAACATTATTGCTTCTAGGATTAGCTGCATTTGCTCCAATAACAGTAGTATCAGGGACTAATTTTGTTACATCAATACTAATATTTGCTGGCATTGGGAATAAATACATACCAGTTCCAGCAGTAGCAGTTCCTGTAACGCTTTTAACCCACGCCCATCTAATACGAGCAGAATTACCTTCTATTTTATACCAAAGCTGATTAACATCGATTGTTGCAGTTCCATAGGTTGGAGCAGTAGTTGTTGCTCCAATCTGGAAAGTTCCTGAAAGTATCCAATCACTACTTGACCCTTTAATATTTGAAAAACCTCCAAAAACTAAAGAACCATTTGCTCTTAAACTTCCAACCAATTTCCATCTTGAATATCCAACTGGACCAACTGAGTTTTCATTTAAACTGATAACTAAAGAAACTACTCCAGCAGTTTGAACAGCAAAAACCTGATAACGAGTGTTAGCAGATATAGTTGGAAGAGCTACTGAGAGTTGATTAGTTACTTTAAACTGCTGTCCACCAATGGTTAGATAAGCTGGACTAGAAACAGAAGCAGCCATTATGATATTGCCAGCAGAGTGAGAGAGTGCGCCTATTTTGTCGTCGCGTAGTTTTTGGCCCATTATTCTAACTCCTCTACCGATAAAATTCTAGCTAATTGAAAGGCAGTCATCGTTGCTGAACCAGTTTTCCAATATACATCTATTTTATGAACTCCAGCCGCGACTTGAACAATTAGAAAATTAGATTGAGCCATAGCTTGTCCTACCGCCGCTTCTGAGCTAAGAATCTCTACTCCAGATGCTATTCCATTTATATAAAAAGTAGTTATTACAGATACTGAGGTGGTACTTTGTAATACGGATGCAGTATAAAACAATTTTAATCTAGTTTTAGACTTTACAGAAATAGTTACACTCATGTCGGGCATAGGGACATATCCTGTGCTGGTAGAAGTAGGACCGGAACTAACTGCAACTGCTTGTGCAGTGTTTTTATCTTCAAAAACATCCTTCTTACTAAACTTTCTAAGATCAGCTATACCTTGAGAACCAATAGGTAAAGTATTCTGCAATACAAATGGTCCATTGTCTTTAGGAGAATGGATAGGAACTATATCATCAATAGCATTTAAATTGAATATTCCAGTTCCAGAGACGTACGCAAACTTAATAGTGTGCCATCCAAGAGGAAGTCCAGAAATAACTAAACCGTTACTTGCTAAAGAGGTTACGCTAAATACTACAGTTCCAGTGGTTCCAGTAAATGACGTAATATTGGCACCATAGAAAGCAGTAGTCGCTCCAGCAGCAGTTAAGTTAGTAGTTCCTGCTGGATTTGCGTTATCTGTTAAAGTAAATTGCCACGTAACCGCCACACCATTTGTACTGCATCTTAAATCTATTCCAGTTCCATAAAACGTATGTTGTACGTTATTAGCTGCTGCTGTAGCCGTAAGTTGAATACCCATTTCTGTAATATTTAGAGGAGCAGACCAAGCACCAACATAAACATTTTCTCTAGCTGGATGTTTTCTTAATGTTCCAGTAGAGACAGTTAAATTGTCTCTTACAGTATTAGCTACAAAAGTAGCCATTATATTATATGCGCCAATCTCTACTGCATTAGTTGGAAGAGTAGGAGTTTTTGGTTGATAGATTATAAACTTACCAACAAATAATCCACCTGCTCCACCAGCAGCACAAGCTACTTTTACTGCATGATTGCCGTATGGAAGGCCAGATACGATTTTAATTGTGTTTCCTGTGCCTGAACCTTGAATGACAGTAGCTGTTGTTATTGCTGTGCCATCTACTGTGACTGTATATGTAGCCACTCCTGAAATACCACGAACATTGGTTAGATCTAAGCCTGTGCCTACAAAACTTAATGTAAAGAAGTCTCCTGCGCCTGTAGCTAAACCTAATCCTTCTCCATAGGCAGCTTGAGTATTCAAAATATGATTTTGACAAATTAAAGTAGTTGTTCCATCATCTAAAGTAAAAGCTCTAGATCCACCAATAGATGCTAATGTGCTAAAATCATCAAGTGCTGTTCTTCCAGCTCCGAACTCTCTAGGATATATAATTCTAGCAATTTCTTCATTAGCGTGATTTGCTGAAGTCATATTAAGTTGAGTAGTATCTGTTGGAGTAACTGCTTTAGCTACTGAGCCGTCAGACTTTTGATAAATCAACACTCGTCCACCGCGAGTACCAAGAGTACCAGTTTCAAAGCTTGAATTATAAGAAGTAGTTTCTAAAATAGTATGTGTGCGGCGCTTACCTTTGTAAAGTTGAGCACCTGGAGGTAACTGAATAAGGCCTGAAGCTTGTTCGTTAAGGATTTCAAAGCCGTAAACAGTTAACGCAATAGCATTAGCATTACGTATTTTTACTGTATGTAAACCTAAAGTTTGATTAGAAACAACAGGAAGAACTACATTCATTGAATAATTTCTATTATTAAGAACAGCAGAACCATTTATAGCAAAGTTGGCTCCTTCAGAGCCACCATCAACCGTAGCTCTATTATCTCTAGCTGTTGCGTCATTTTGAGATAATAAATTAAGTCCTGTTCCATAAAAAGTAATTTCTACATAATCATTCACTGATTGAGTAAATACGTTAGGACCTACTGTTCCGGCCCCTTGACCCCAAGTTCCTACAAACCTAATTTGATTAAACTTATCATTTACTGCACTCCAAACAGGTTCACCATTTGCTCCAACTTCGTCTTGAAGCTGGAAGAGTTGCTGAGTCATCATTCGATCAACAGCAAATCTAGGCTTCAAATCTTGACTTAAGTCAGGTATCATAGCTCGATTTTGAATTGTAGTAAATGGTACAACCTTTGGCAAAATCATAGAGTCAGAAATGCTAGCTAACTCATCACCAATATCAATCAAGTTAGATTGAATTTCAGAAATAGCTGCTGCATTAGAGTCAGAATTATCAATGACAGAGCCTTTAGTCTGTCTAAAGATAAGAACTATGTCTTCACCTGGGAAATCAAAAGTATCTGGAGCAAACTTAACTGTTTGACCTTCAATGCGAGCTACGCCTTCTTCAATAGCGTATGTTTGACCGCGATAAGGGTCAAGAATCTCAAGAAGCTCAGGGTCTGGAGTAAACGTCAATAAGAAGTCAGTAGTGTTTGAGTCGCCTGTGAAGTAGAACTTTTGAAAACGTTTTTCACCATTAGCTGAAGTTACACCATTATTAAGTCCATAATATACGCCGTAACCTTCTGCAAAAGAAGTGCCTACGCTAGAGATTACTTTAACTCGTAAATCAAGAGCGCGACCATATACTATATTTGCTTTAGTAGATACTGTGTTGCCACTTGTAGTCCATAAAGAGCCATCAAAAGTAGCTCCTGTAGTAGTGGCTGCACTGCTTCTCCAAGTAAGGTCTAGAGTACCAGCTTTATAAGCTGCGTCAGTAACTAAAACTATATGATAAGTTCCAGCTACTAAAGTTATATCTGGAATATTAAAAGTAACGGTAATATTACCAGTACCGCCTAAAGAGGCTGTAGAAATAATTTTAGCATCTGACTCAGAAAGAATATCTGCTACCGCTGTACTTGGAACTCCAGCATTATTTTTAACTAAACGAAGGGTTACATAACCAACCCCTGCTCCACCATAATTCATATTGAGATCTAAAGTTTTAACTACAGAAGTTTTAGTAAGAACTAAAGGTGAACTTAGTTGTTGGCGCGTGGTAGCTGTTAAAGATTGTCCTGCTCCAGGAGTGCCAGCTGTTTGTAAGGCTTGATTGCTTGGTTCTTCAGAGAATACATGATATCCTCTATAAGCATTTAAACCAGCTTGACTCATAGTAACTGTTTGATAGTTTAAACCACCATCACGAGATACTTGATAAATAGCAGCTGGGTCAACAAAACCAGCTAAATATGTAAAATATAATTCTGTTTCTGTTAAATCTACGCCTTCATCTAAAAAGGATTGATCTAAATTTTCTATTGAAATTAAAGTTTGTGCTGCTGCTGTCCATGAAAAAGCGCGTTTAGCTGGACTATAAGCACCAGTAGAAGCTGCGTTATAGGTGTCTGGAACTAACAACACTTTTGTAGCTTTATCTCTACGGAAAATATTTTGTTCCATTAATTCAAAAGAATTTACTGCAAAACGGTCTCTTAAAAGAGTGTCTAATAAACTAGCATCTCCAGTACCACTTCCAGAACCTGAACCTACACCAAGTCTGCGAGTTTGAACTATAGTAATTACTCCAGCAATGTTTTGTACTTGAATTGCTCCAAGCTTAATGTCACCTGTAATAACTGGGATTGGAGCACTTGCTTGAACAGCGTTAGCTGAATCAGCAAAATCAATCTGTACTTGAGCTTCTTGTCGATTATCAACTAAAACGTTGCTTGGTATAAGAGATACGCCATACCAATAGTATTGACCTACTGGAATAGTGAAAGGAGTAAAATTTACTCCTAAAGCTGTAGCGTCATCTTCTTTAAGAACTGCGCCTGAAGTGAAGTTTATTACTGCGCCTGTGAAAGATAAAATAAATTCGCCAACAACTTGGCTAAGAATATCTTGATCTAATTGAGTAAAGTCTGCACCTAAAATGCGCGCTTTATTTACTGCAGTTTCATGTTTGTGAAGTTTAAGTTGAGTAAGTCTTCGATTGATATCTGCTAAAGCCCCATCAAGTTCTAAAAATTCACCATCTTTTAATAAGATTGTGCCATTGCCTACAAGTACATCATTACCCAATCTACGGGCAATAATAACTGTATTTAGAGTGGACACTAATGTACTAATCGTGCCGATACTTACAGTTAAATTAGTTAAAGCTCCTGCTGATCTATTAACTTCAACATAGGCTATATCACCATCACTTGCAAGTACAACAGAACCCGTTGGAATTGTATTCCTGGCTTCTGTGATACTAGGTATTTGAACATTTGCTGTAGCAGTCCAAGATAAGGTATTCGTTAAAAGATCCCAACCCCAAACACCGCCACGAACAAGTTTTAAATTTTCATTTTGTTGAATAACTAAACTTAATAAACCAGTAGTAGGTGTAATGCCACTGGCAGCATAAAAACCATCCCATAACCATACATCAGATGATGCAAGACGTACTGCCAAGACTAATGTATTTTCACTTAATGGTACGTCATCGATATTTGCAACAGATACTGCTGCTAAATTAGCTATTGAAAATGATGCATTGCGATCTACTGTTATATAAGCAGCTTGATTAACTAATAAAGATAATGTTCCGGTTAAACCAACTGAACCATTATTAGCAGAACTAGGTAGAGCAATATCTAACAGAGGGACACCGCTTGGTGGAGTAGCAGTAAATGTAATATCTCTACTAGCTCCATTTAAAGTATTTACAACTGCATTATATCCAGATGGCATTAATTTAATAGTTTTATCTTGTGCTTTATCTGCCATCATAGCAGTAAGTTTAGCTGCCCTAACTGTTAAGTTATCAGCTGTGAGTGCGTTGTAATTCTGCATCCCATCAAGGGTATTATAATTAGGTGGAATTACATATGTTGGCGTAGTATCTGAAAGAGATTCCATACCCACATATATTCTAATGTTTTCTGCAGGGGTTCCGCCAATTGAAGCACTTCCGCCTTGAACTACCTGAACAACAGAACCTTCAGTGCGAAGGATTACTTTAGCAAGTGTAGCTGTACCTGCTGTTTCCGTAGCATTTGCCGCACTTACAGGTATTGTGAATGTTGTAGCGTCTCTTACGCTAATTAAATAACTAGCATTATAATTTGTAGTGCCTGCAATTATGATTTTTTCATTAGATGCAAAACCGTGATTTGCAGATTCAAGTTGTAAACCATATGCTGTAGATCTTGTTGTTGAAGTAACAGTGGCGTATCTACCAATTCTTGCTGCTTCATCGGCGAAAGGACCACCAGGAATATTTATATAAAATATTGTAGTACTTTCTACTTCAACTGTATATGTACCATCAAAATTAGTAGATCCTGAAATTGTTACTCTATCACCATCTACTAAACCATGAACTGCGCCAGAAGTACACTTAGCTGTTGCACCATCGTGCTCACTGATAGCTAATGTGAGAGTTGTTGTTGTGATATTAGATACGCTCTCTATCGTATCACTTCTCATTGCCATCCAGTGGAAGTTTCCACCGGCAGCTTGAATTGCTAACTGATCTCTATCGGATACAACAACATCGGCAGCAGCATAAACACCTTTATCATAGCGACCTTTTTCAGTAGTCGTAGTTCCTAGGTAGTTTCCGCTTAATCTAATAGATTTAGCATTTGCAGCAGTTGTAGTTACGCCACCAAGATTAATAGTGTCATAGAACTCTTCAACTCGTAGATATTTATCATTACTGTCGTTAATCTTCTTGACATAATCGCCTTTTGCCAAATTGACAAAAAGTCCAACTGCTCCACCAACTGTATTTACATATGGTTGAGCATTGGTCCAATCTACAACATCATCTGTAGCATTTAAAATGCCATCACGAATCATTGGTATATACATTACTTGCTCATCAAGTAGTGTTTTATTGCCTTCACGCACTATATATGTACGTGGATCAGAAACAACTTTGATATTAATATCTTCAGTCCAAGTTACTACACCAGCTGTAACTGAACTATGCGACCACTTACCTTTAGATCTAAATGCTGTTGCATTAGAGTCAATAAAGCTAGATATTAAGCTAAATGTGGATGCATCTTCATACCAGTATGAGGTGCCACCAAGTTCGCGCAGCTTCATCATCACTGCATCCATCCACTCTTTTAGTGAAAGGATATTCTTATCTGCACCTTGGAATGGATTTGTTCCACCAGCTAACATCTGTGTTGGCGGTTCTGTTCTTGTAAAGCCTGCACCTGGTAAAGATCGCCATGCATATCCATTAAAAGGATCTGGATTAATTCCACCAGAACCTAAACGGAACATCATGTCTCGTGCATCTTCGATAGCTGTGATTGTTACAGGACCAACAGTTACTAGAGCTATTGGAATAGTATTAGCAGGAAATGATCCAACAGATACGTTTACATCGACTTTTAATACTGATTCAGTATTAACATCTTGTGTAAACTCACCACCATTACCACCATCCTTATCTGGATCCCAGAAGGCTCGTGTATCAACAGAAGAATTAAAAGTACTGAATGTCAAGTAAACATAGTTTACTGCATTTTTACGAAGTTCAGGAACTAAGGGAGCAGCTTGTACATGACCCTCTGCTAGACCGTGATAGAAACCACCGGAACTAGATTCTGGATAGAATACCATAGAGTCAGCAACTCTAATAGAGCAACTTTGTGTACCTATAGCATTAAGTGGATCAATGACGTCGAAACCTTTTAAAATATAAGGTTTAGAATCGCCAACAAGGCCCTTTAAAAAATATTTCCAATCACCTGCAGCATAACTATCTACAGATAATAAGTCCGGTAAATCTAGACGCTCTGATGAACTTATGAGCACTCTACCTAAAACAGCCATTCAATTCTCCTACAATCAATTATACTATGCAAACTCTTAATTAGCTCTATCACTTTTTGATATGTTATCTTTAGCCCACAATGGCTGCAAATTCATATAATGACAAGCTTTCTTAACTTGCTGTAAATCACAAAGATCAAAGGCATTTAAAGGGGTAATATGGTCTATATGCCACCCCTTGCAACCATAGTTCTCCCAAGTCATACCTGGTTGAAATAATGATTCTAAGTGAGATTTAACACCATTAATTGAACAGCCGAGATCTCTTACAGCAGAACCAGTCCTATAGTTACCTTTTATTGCTCTATTTAATCTATTTCTTAAATTAACAGATATTCTTCGTTTAAGAGCTTTTATTGGATCCACTTTATATGGATTTTTAATAAAATAATTTTTAGTGTTTTTTCTTTGTTTTTCTATAAAATTATCCGTATTGCAATAACATTTCTTACATAGTTTGCTTTTCTTTTTATAATGACTAAGTTTTATATAGCCCCTAAAACTGTTACATTTTTCACAATAACATGCATATCGAATTTCTTTGTTAATTTCTCCAAGGTATCTGGGTGATTTTCTTTTATTAATGTGAGTTATAAAATCATTAAGCAATATCATCTGGATCGACTCCACTTTGATAAACATCCAATGTTGCATACAATTGTTCTGGATACCTAACTAAGAAATTTACGAATATACCAGCACTTTTAACAGACTTAATGAGTTCTTGTAATATAAATCTAGCTTCTGATGGATCAGTGATATAAGCAGGATACTCAGAAGCACGACCACTCATCTGATGAGGCCCCTTTCTATTGATAGCTACTATAGGTGAACCAGCAGGATGACTATGTTTGAACGTATATGAGGGATCTATGGCAATAGTATTATTTGTAGGCTTATATAAATACCTAACTGGCCCCTCTTGATTATCTCTTCCATAGTCAAATATTATGAATCCACCATCTGGCGATATATCATTTGCTGTTGTATTTAGCAACCTAATGATTTTTCCAGCCTGTATTGCATCATTCACTTCAGCTGTATTAGATGATAAAACAAAAGCAGCAGCTTGATCCCAGATATAAGAACCTAGTGTGCGACTTACATCAGAAACCACTGCATCAACAGCAAAGATCTTTGAGGTGCTATTTGCAAGTCCAATGCGCTCTACACGCGAGTTGCCTAAAATAGTTGCTGCACCATTTCCACCAACTTGATTGTAAGTAAAATTTGAACCGCTGGCACTAGTAATAGTATAGGATCCATTAAAGAAACCTGGCCCACCACTTGTTCCTGAAATTATTATAGATTCACCTACAACATAGCCATGTGGAGATACTGTAACACCAGAAACAACATTGGCTGTTCTAGAAAGAGAAGACAATGTAAACTCATTTAAACTTGCTAATGCTGGGATATCGGGCGTGATCCCTGTTAACTGATTACCTAAAAACTTTACGGATTGCGTTGTAGCTGTAGCGGTTGCTGGATGAGAAAGATTTACAACTGGACCAGCTATACTGACAATTCTTGCATACGCAGGAACACCTGTCATTGTCACTTGTTGACCTATAGCTAAACCTACAACAGAAGCAAGATTTATAATTTGAGCTACACCATCAACTATGTCGCCTGTTGTAGTTAAGGCTACTCTACTTGCATATTCATATCTATCTATTTTAGCGTTTAATCTAGTGTTAGTTTTTGTAGACACTACTACATTTTCAGATATAGTGAGCATTCTTGTTAATCTTTCATCTACACGTTCTATATAAAATGTCCCAGATTCTGGAAATTGAAAGGCATCGACCACTGTCAATGATGTATTACTATCTCTATTAGACATTTGACTAAATGCACCATTTACGTGATCTGATCCCTTAAGTGATCTTTTAACTACTGGAGGAGATGTAGGCATTTCAACTGTAATTTCACCTAGCGATGTTTCCCATGTCATGGCTCTTCTAGCATTCAAATATGCTACATATTTATTAGGTGTAAGGAATTTAACTTGATCGGCACTTGTTTGTATGATATTAATGCCACCGGTTAAATTAACCACTTGTGCACTAGGGATTGTGTCAGCACCAGTGGTTAATACTTTATTATTAGGATTCGCTATATTCCATGCAGACACTACTGTAGAAATTAATGCTAAACCATTAAAAACTAATGATATGCTGTTGCCAATTGTTCCACCTTTTTCTGCAGTGAATGTATTGGCACCCAATGTTGCTGTAGCTTTCGCAGTACCCGTTCCAAATAGATTTGTAAAAGTTAAACTATTATTAACAAGGTCAACATTAGATATAGAGAATGAACCTTCATTTCCAGCAAGATCAATGATAATTAGATCACCTTCTTGTAGAACATTGACCCCAGGATCTGCTCCTGAAGCATATTGAAATGTCACCTGATCGCCAACTTTAGTTACACCCCATTGAGTATTTGCACCATTGCCAGCAAGATCAATGAAACCGTTTAATCTAAGGGCTATATTTGCTCTTCCACCCAATACCCTTAGAGAACCCTTAGAGCCAACAGTATTAGTAAAAATCTTAATATAAGTATTCTTAGTGATACTGTCGTAATATGGTGTTGCATAGCTATATTTAGATTGACGATTTATAGCGGCCACAACTTCATCGGCTGAAGCAGCATTTATGTTTGTGAAGTCATCTGTCTTAAAAACAATACGTTCACTATTTTGCTCATCAATGATCATCTCTAATTCCCAGCCGTCACTCAAATCAAATGACTCAAAATTCTGTGAAGTAAGAAATGCCGTCGTTGATTCTTTAAAGAAGAATACATCTAGCAATTGATCTATAATTAATTTAACTTGTTTCGGTTGATAAGAGAGAACTGGGATGTACTGTCTAAAAGATGGATCATCCATGCCAACTAGACGTGGACGAGAAATCTTACTATTTGCTGCTAATCTGTCAAGATAAGGTCTAGAGGCAGTCTTAATAAAGAACTGCTTACGTACTTCAGCAACTAAATCTGCCGTACCTTGATCTGCTTCACCTAATGCCTCTACAATAGCTTTCCAATTGGTATTGGTTTTACTATTTAAGTGCTTAGGAAGCAAGTCGTGTAGTTGATCAACTTTTCCCTTATTGTTTGCCATTCAATTATGCAATCCCAATATCATTAGGTGTTATTGTCGCTTTCTCATTGCTAGTTATAGTAATTCGCTCTGTACTAGGAACTGGGTTAGTAAAAGTAACAGCAGCAACGCCTTTAATCTGCATTACGGCCGCAATCATCTCAGATAGGATTACATCTTCACCAACACCCAATGTCCCGATATAATTAATTATCGTTGACTTAATGTTATTAGAAATGTCACCTAAGTTTACACCTTCATCTGTCGTTACGTCAATAGTAACCATTATTCTTCTATTAAGAGGTGGTAATGTTTCTATTGCTCCACCAACTGCTCTGCGTCCTGGAAAGTTATCTGCATCTGGTTCATAACCATCAACTATACGTTGAACTCTTCGTAAGAGTCCAGTATAGTATAGGTACCCATCTATTCCAGTAGTGACATT